AGAACCATCCATACGCCTGAAAATTCATGCCCCTATTGCAATCACGTCCTTGACGCCTGTAGCCCGCCAGGTGGTCTCGACTCTCCCAGCCCAGGTGATTTGTCTGTTTGCATCAAATGTGGTGGTCTGTTGGAGCTAAAAAAAGACCTGACTGTACAAGCGCTAGAAGAAGGCAAGCTACTGCAGTTCCGTTTTGCTGACCCTAAAGGCTTTGCAACGCTGATGCAGCTTCGTAATGGCATTTTGAGCCTTCAGAAAAATCGTGTGAAGGGAGGCGATCACAATGACTGATTGGATGAACCGTTTAGCCAAATGGCGCTCAGTCTTTGCAGGCTGGCAGTTGGGCACCAGGACCGATACCGATTCTGAGTGCCAAGCGGTGCGAGACCACCGTGAGGTGACGATGATTCTGCGAGCCGAGGTGAACGCTCTGGTGGTGCTGCTGATCCAAAAGGGCGTGTTTACCGAAGCGGAGTATCGCGGGCAAATACAGGAAGAAGCCCGCTATCTATGTGAGGCCTACGAAAAACGTTTTCCAGGTTTTAAAGCGGCTGATGTGGGCATGAATATCGATCCACAGATTGCCGTCAACACAACGCGCACATGGAAACCCTGATGACTCCACTCAGCACTCTCAGCCTCACAAGAACGGCTCTCAATGCACTGGTCAATCACGGCATTGAAAGTGTCGAAGCCATGGGCAGACTGACGCATACTCAGATCCATCAATTGATGCCCTATTGCCATGCCCAAGTCGCACTGGCGCAGTTCAGGCAGTGGCATAACCAGCGGTATCCCTCACCAGAAAGGTTGATGATTCGCAGGAGGCAACGCTAATGCCTGGACAAGGGTTTCAAAAAGTACCTCAACAGCAAAACTCGCTTGGCAAAGCGGCTGAGCTACTCCTTAACGTTGCACAGCAAAGCGGTAGAGCTGTGGTATTGCCAATGTTTCCGCCTGGAAATAGCCGCGGGTTAGCACCAGGTGAAATAAAGCCAGGACAATCTGAAATTCCACCTGATTGTGATGGTCTTGTCATTGCGGTTGCTTGTTCTGCCGATGACGCCCAAGCGTTGATCGATTTGCTTATGAATTGGCAGAGAAAGCGGCTGCTCAGGCAGGAGGGAGGCGATTGTGCCAATCCTTAACTACACCACCAAGATCGACCCATTCAGGACGATCGCCGAGATCCATGCTTGTCTCGTTAAGTACGGGGCTAAAAACATCAGTGTGGATTACGAGGGGCAGCTACCGGCAGCGCTGACCTTCCTGGCTGAGATCAACGGTGAATTTGTGAGCTTTCGCTTGCCTAGCAATCACATCGGCGTGCTCAGAGCCATGAAAAAGGATCGAGACATCCCGCCGCGCTACAAAACTGAGGATCAAGCGCGCCGGGTAGCCTGGCGCATCACTAAAGACTGGGTCGAAGCACAAATGGCGATCGTGCAGGCAGAATTGGCGACACTGCCAGAGGTCTTTTTGCCTTATCTGGTAACGCCGTCTGGACAGACCCTCTTTAATGCAGTGAATGATCGCGGGTTGAAACTGCTAACAGGAGAGCGATCGCAATGACCATTCCACTGCTGCCGAACGTCGAACCGGATGTCGTCTTCACGAATGCCTGGTTTACCGCCGATACCCATCAGCCTGGCGTCTACTGGCAGCTCAACGAAAAGAACGGGGTAATTTCTTTGACAGAGACGAGGGCCAAGGCGCAGGCGTTATTTCAGGCGGTAGGGTATGCCGAAGGAGAAGCGGCGATCGTGAAGGGTATGATCTACCTGCACAAAGCAGCCGATCGCAAGCAGAAAGGGTTTGGATCGCCAGCGCAGCTTGCAGAAAAGCAAGCCCTCCTCATAGCGGCTCAGTTGCGCGAGTTCCTCAAAACAGGGCGTTCGCCATTACTGGAAGGCGTTGAGGTGATTTTTGGACTCAAAACCCGCAAAGCCCTGATCAACATTGCCTGGTACGGCGAGCCGTGCCAGTGGGAAACGGCTCAGGCGCTAGAACACGCAATCATCCTGATTGAGACGGCGGAAGCAGCCGAGAGTGATGCTTACTTTCGCTGGTTCTTGATGGAGGGGATTGGGGTTGCAGCAGAGGAAACCTATCCGCTCATCGCCGAGTTTCAGACGTTCCGTAATCGACGGCGGTTGGAGGAGTTGTTTCAGGAGGGCGATCGCACCCCATGACGACGCTTCCAACATGGCTCACTCGTGACACATTCGTCTGCCACCAGCCGACGAAAACGGTGTTTCAACCAACGCGCTGCGGTCGCAAAGATGGCGTCGTGGTGGTGCTTGACCCATGTGGGCAGGACTACAAGCTGGAAGAGTGCGATCGCCTCAATGTCGAGCACATCCGATCCGGCGTGGCGCTGTTTATCGTTGATCAGCACCAGGCGCTAACGCTAATCCCTTGCGAGGACGGGTTTATTGCCACCAGCGGCGATCGCCGCTGCAAGGTCGAAATTCCCGATATGGGTTTAGCAGCCGCCCGATCGCTGGCGGCTGCGTTTAACGGGGTCATTTATTCGGAGGAAACCCGCAATGGATGTTAACCGGATTCCAGATGAGCTGAGCCGCGCAGTCTATCAGCGATTGATCAAAAGCCGCGAGTTCGATACGTTTGTGCTGCAAATGATTTGGCAACGGCTGGCGTTGCAAACAAAAGAGATCCTGGAATGCTCCAAAACCTGGTATTTCGGTGAAATTGGTGTCGAGCCTGGCTGGTGTGTCCCCGCACTTGTAGTGCTGTTTGAGAATGCAGCACTGCTGGCAAAGGAGCAGTTTGGGGCCAACCTGATTGATCTGGCCGAGCAGTGCCAGTCCGTTTGCAAATGCGATCGCGTCCACGTCATCGGGTGCGATACTGGGCTGCGACTGTGGTTTGACTATCACACCAGCACATGGGTACGGGCTTCAATGACGTTGCCCGCAGACTGGCACCGGGAGGGCAGCCGCGATGCCGATGGATAAAACTCGCTACCCGGCTAACTGGACTGAGATCGCGCTAGAAATCAAGCAGGCCGCGCAGTGGCGGTGTAAGTCATGCGGCAAAGACTGCTTGCGACCTGACGATAATTTGGGAACGTTTATCGAGCGGATTCGCACGCAACGGGTTTCAGAATGCCCCGTTGTTGCCGAATTTTTAGAGCATCCCCGGCGCTGGTTATTGACTGTTGCCCACCTCGATCAAGACCCTGGGAACAACGATCGCCGCAACCTCAAAGCGCTGTGCAGTGTTTGCCACCTCAACCACGATCGCCCGTTTCAAGCGGCCAACCACATGACGAAGCTGGAGCGAACCATCGGGCAGCTCAACCTCTTTGACCTCCGACCACCGGAGCCAGCCGGGAAGGGTGAGAGGTCAGATCGCATCCAAATTCCGCTACGTCAGGAGGTTGGCTGATGATTGCCGCTCTACCCTCAAACCTTAAACAAGCATCCGTGCTGGTGCCGTCGGTGCTGGTCATCGGCGATCGCACTCGCTATTACCACCCAGCTCCAATCGAACGGCTAACAGTGGCATCCGAAACACCGACGATGCTACGCGTGGCCGGACATAAAAACATCTTTCAGCACAAAGCCTACTGCATCCCCTCTGACACCGAATGGTTTGAAGGCACGCAACGTCACGACCAGTTCAAGCAAGCGCTAGACGAGCTGGCAAGCTACCTCATGCGACTGGGCAGCTATGCCAAGAATCTGGCCGCTGCCGGTGGCATCAAGCAAGCGCCTAACCCGCTCACATCCACTGTGATTAGTTGCAAAGACCCAGAAACTGACAACGGTGGATTAACCCTTAATCTCCCCTGGTACCTCTACACAACCGAAATCCGCTACACACTGGTAACGCACACGCCGAAGATGTTGCGCTACATCTATCCGGGCAGCAGCTATGAATCCATCACCACGCAGAATGATACCTTTTGCTGTCCCGATGATGCGGCCTGGGAGCAATTTCAAGCGCTGAGACAGGCCGCGATCACGGCATCCAATCACCTTCAGGACTATCTCAAACAACTCGGCACCTATCAGGAGGCAAAGCAAGATGGACGTTACAACACCAACGGCAGAGCGTATCCAAACCGTGTTGATGAACCTACTCCGGCAGAAACCGCGTGCTCTGGAGGAATTGCACCAGCAGATGAACCACTTGCCAGCAGCGCAAGTAACGGAACAACTGGCGCTGCTGGCTCAAAAGAGAGCAGTGAAACTGAAAGACAATCTGTATTATCGGTGCAACCCACAGAACTAAGACCGGGCGATCGCGGTTCCATCAGCAGACCAAGACTTGAAGTGGAAAACACAGCAACAGTCGCGTCGGAGACAGCGGTGGGGGACTTCGTAGAACTCTACCGCAGCGAAAGCGGCGAGGAACTGCCAGAAACACAGCGCCGACGGGGAAAAGTGGTCGAGACCTTTGGCCAGAGCTTCCTGCGGGTTCACTATCGAGGGGAGACGTTTGCTGGTGGCAAAGACCAGGCGCAACGGTTTCGTAAGCTGCCCGATCGCGACCCGCTGCCTTACCCCACTCAGCCCGTGCGAGCTGCCAGCCGGGGAGAAGAAGTGGTTGTCACAGCGCCAGATAACCCCTGCTATGGCGAAATCTTCACCGTTCATGCCGTTTCCATTTTTGGCGTGTTTCGAGCAGATAATGACTTCTTCTACGATGAAGAATTGGGTTACCGGGTTGATGAGGACGATCCATACATTCAGCCAGTTTCACCTAATCGAGACGAGGCGTTTACGGTCACGCTCGAGCCTGGTGACTTGGTGCAGGTGATGGCTGACGACGATTTGTATGAAGCGATCGTCACCGTCTATCGCAATCTCCCCACTTTTGAAGTCGAAATTGATTATCAAGGACTGCTCCTCGCCTATCCCCGACATAGCCTCAGACTGTATGAACGAGCAACGCCAGAGTCACTCGCCTATCTCGCATCGAGGCATTCCATTCTTGCTCCCACAGAACCAACGTTGCAGCAGAGACGGGAAGACCTGTTGGCTCAGATAGATCGGATCCGTCAATCGGGCCCTGTAGCACCAGCAGGAGCTGAGTGGAAGCGCTACCGCAAAACTAAGACCATTGGGAAAGGCGATCACGCTCAAACCGTGACATACCCAACGGACGGTGGTTACTACTACACGGTCTGGCACCGTGATGCTATTTTCATGAACCAGGGCAAGCTAGTGAAATCCCTTCAGGTCGGCACAAACGGTTCAGATAGCTACAAAGACTGGCAGCAGCGTTTCGAGCGCAGACGGGCGATTAAACAGTTACAGAAGGAGTTAAGCGCGATTAGTCAGTAGCACCAAAGCTTTTATTAATTACTTGGTTGACAGCACTGGCAAGGTCAGTGCTGTTTTTTTGTTTGCTTAAATAACTAAATTTTTATTTTTTGCAATCCCTGCGCTGTGCCTACAGCTATAGCTTGCTAAGCATTTCCGATTAAATCAGTTGATCAACTAACTCAATTTAAAGCCAACTCTCCACTTGCATTGAAAGGGCAGTGGAAGGTATTTAGAAGCAGCTACTCAATAGTAATTAAAAACAACTAATTGCTAAGAGGAAACGAGATTGCCTGGAATCCGTTCCGGTCCAATAGCGAGCGCATTGTCGTAATCTGGCTCTGGCTGAAGGTCTGGTTGAAGCCTTGGAGTGCCGCAAACAAATTACTAATACAGCTTTGCAATGCCGGCAGGCTTGGTGAGGGCGTCGTTAACGCGCTGACAAAATCGCCGTAAGCATTGGCGATCGGCAGGTTCTGATCACTGAGCGAACGCACAAACAGAAACACGCTAAGGCCGTCCGGTGATAGTAGCTCATTGTAAAGGCCGATATACTGCGGCTGTGGATCTGGTGCAGGGGTGTTAGCGGTTTCAAAGGTGGTTTGATACTGCGCCTTCTTTGCTAAGTAACCATCCCCTTCGGGCCAGGGCATCGCGTCAGCCCATTGACTGCTGCCATCAAAAAGTATATGCCGGATGTTGGGCACATATTCACGCCCAGTCGCCCCTTCTGGTAAAACGTAGCCTGGTTCCTGTTGTTGAAAAAACAGTAAGGGGAGGCATAACTCGTTGATGTAAATTAAACCATCGGGATGATGTCTGAAACTCATCGCGCCCCTGCTGAAATAATAAAATGTTCGATTTGAGATGGCTGCATTGTATTGTGCGCCCCGCCCCCACCTGTACTGTTAGAAGTCTGACCGGTTGTTTGATTGGTGCCAGCTGCTTGGAATGACACAGTACCCCCAGTACCCATTGAGGTCTGTAGGGGAACGGGGTGAAAGTGGGATGGTAGCTCAGCCGTCGTCAGAGTGTGACTTTCTTCCCCAATCTGCGCGTGTTGTGTTCGGGCGGTCAAGCCGGAACCTGCGCCAGCGCTGATAAACCCTCGCCCCCTGACATCAGGCAGCGTCAGCCGACGATTGGCTGCATAATCACTGGCAGCGCTTGATCCACGACTGGCTGCGTTACCAGAGGAATCCAAGAGTGGGCATTGCGTGTTTGAATACTGGTTCCAGATGTGCGTGAACAGGGTCGCCGTCCAGGTAGCGGCGATCGCCGCGCCACTGCTGGCATTCCCGATCGTGCGAATGGTATCGCTGGTGAGATAGACCCACTTTCCATCGAAGTCGTCAAAGTAGCCCTGTGATAGACCAGTTGTGCCGGTGTAAAAATAGCCAACGCCGACTGTTCGTGTGTAAGTGCTGACATCCTGTCCAATACACACCACAACCCCACCACTGGTTTTGAGGTAGACTTTGCCGTCAGCCGCGTTAATTGCCAACTCACCGATTGCAAGCTGCGCCGTGGATGGCACGCTGCCAGCGTTTGTGGATCGTTTGAGCTGAATTGTACCCATTAGAAGGTGCCACCGTCGATCGTCGATGCGGGTGAGAGGTAATCTGTTCCGGCGACCGCTGCACTATAGGTTGTAGCCCCGTCACCCTTCACTAAGCCATTAATCACTGAACTGAGGCCCAAACCACCATTGGCAAAGCCCAGGATGCCTGTCACAGCATTGGTGTTACCCAATGGCAGCGCGCCATAGCCGGCTGATCCAGACCCGTTGCTCAAAATGACCTGATTAGCGGTGGTTGAGCTTTTGATCGCGAGCTGGTTGGAGCCGTTCGCGTAGATGGTGACGTTATCAAACAGGACGTTCAGCGTGTTGACACTGCGCTGAATCGCCGTTCCAGCCACAATGCCACCAGCGCCGGGGAACGGGATGAAGTTCAGGCTCGTGGTGCCCAGCGTGATCGGGTCTTGCGTTTGCAGGAACCAGACCGTATCGGCGTTGCTGGTGCCTTCAGTAACGGTCACGATCATGCCGCTGGTCACATCGGCGGAAATGTTGGCATCGGCGGAGCGGGTGAGTGCTGACGATGCGCCATTCCAGACGTAAATCCCATTTTGCGAGCCGGTTGTTTGCCCAAATAGCGCGATGCGATCAACGCCGCTATTGGTCAACGTGACCCCATCAAACGCCGCGCCGGGACTGGCAATATTGACGTTGGTAGTGACAGCGACACGCACCGAGTCCTTAATGTCTTTGGCCTGCAGGATCGCCGCGATCGCCGCCTGTACATAGGCAGTGCTGGCAATCTGCGTGCTGTTGGTGCCCGTGCTTGCTGTGGGGCAGGTCGGTATGCCCGTAAATGCAGGCGAGGCTAGTTTGGCAAACACACCCGCACCACCGATCGCCTCGACAGTCGTATCTGATCGACCGACAAACAGGGTGTCTGATGCCTGCGAAAACGCCAATTCCCCAAACTGCAAGCCAGTGGGCGTATTGGTCGATTGTGATCGCTTGATTTGTACTGTGTTAACCATCAGAATTCGCCTCCATCAAGGCTCGTGGTTGTGAAATAGCGAATCCCGTTACTGACCAGCAATCCCGCACCAGGAGCAGCGCTTTCGAGACTGTCTAGCGTGTCTGTGTGAGGCTGCTTTGTGCTGAGTACTGCCTCCAGGTCAGTCTGTTGGCTTAAATCCCCGGTGATGTTCCCCCAACGAGAATCGGCGTTTTTCCCTGGGACTCCGGCTGTGCTGTGAATTGCCGTTACTTTTGCCACCGGACTGCTGTGAACGATCGCCACCTCCGGTCGCACAATCACAGTTGTTGTTTGGCGTACAGTTTCGGTCATGGCGTCACAGTCGCGGGGGGCAGAATCTGGGGATAGACTACAATCAGCCCTTTGTAGGGACTTTCAACCCGATCATCGGGATAGATAATTTCCATCTCCCAGTCATAATCATTTGACTGCCGTTGCCGGGTTTGTAGAACCTCATCAGTGATGATGGTCCCAACGGACAAGTTGGCAGGCAATAAGCTGGTCTGGGTGTGGAGCAACATCAGGTCGATCCGCCCACTTAGTGGATCCGTATCGAAGACAGGTGTCAATTGGCTGGGACTGGTGGAAGTCTGCAATTTGCCCTTAATGGGGGCGCTGGCTGTACAGCCCGTCAGATCCGCACAGATCCAGCCTTTGGTTTTCTTGGCAATGGGTAGTGGGGTGGGATCAATCGGCAAAGACACCGCACCCACGTCCACCGCTGCACTTACGGTCAGCACCAGGTCATCCCCTAGCAGCAGCTTCCTGCCACTGGCGATCGCCTGCCGGATGGGCTCTACCGAAATCGCTACTGCCCCAGCCAATACATCAGTCGTCGTGCGAATCACGTCTCCCTGCAACAGCGTTACAGAAAGGACGTAACTGGCACCTTGCTTGATGTACAGGTTGAGGTCAGCAGGAATCACGGCGTTAGCCCTTCCTTCTCCAGAATCAGTGGAATGGCATCGGCCCAGCCGCCTTTCGGCTTCTCAGGCATCTCCAATTCCTTGGCAATCCGCTCGATATTGCGCCAACCCTGGTCTTCCTTCAACAGGGATTCCAGTTGCGCTTTACGAGCCTCATACGGCGTTGGTTCTGTGGGTGAGAGGGGAGGCAGATCTGAATCCGGGGCGATCGTCGGTGCAGTGTCCGCTGTTGCAGGTGGCTGGCGTTCCAACGCCCAACCCTTTGCCGCCCAGGCTGGATAATCCACGCCATGAACGTGCTTGGTCTGACCGTCTTTGTAAATAGGAAACGGATCGATGGGTTGAGGCATAGGAATTAGCAATCAGAATCAGGAGCAAGGAACGCACCATAGGACAGGTCGCCAGGGGTGCCTGTCTTCGTTGCTTTAACGCGAACATACGACGCATTTGGAATGACCGCTTCTACTGCACCACCGGACAGCGCAATTTCAAGCTGGCTCAGTACGCCCGTCAGGACGAGCGAGTTCCCAACCTGGTAGAAGGTGACGTTATCGGCTGAAAATTCCACATCCACCGCCCATTGCGCCGTAGGAGACACATAGCCTGTGTAGCCAGTAACATTAATGACGGCTTTGAATTCCAGTTGTTTGTTCGCGGGAAAGGCGATGGCGGTTTCAGCAGTGGTCGCTGAGACGGCGGTTGCCGCCTGGTCGCGCAGTTGCAGGTTGAGGTCAAACTGTGTTGCGCGACGGTTAGGGAGAGTAGAACGAGGCATGAGTGTCTCCTGAAGGATGAAGGCTAAAGGATGAAGGCTAAAGGCTAAAAGCTAAAAACTTACACAATCACAGGTGCATTGGTGATGCCGCGTAGACGGGACACCGAACGACCATGCTTGACAGTGATGGCAACATCCCATTCAACGCGCGTGCGGTAGGCAGGCTTGGTTTCCAGTTCGCCAAGGTCACGAACGCTAATGCCAAAATTGCCTTTGATTTTGCCCTGGATGCCGCTGACCATCTGATCGCCAAAACTGACGACATAGATGGAGGTGCAAAGGGTGCTGGAGCCGTCGCCGCTGGCTTCAGTGAAGGGCATGATATCTGCGCCGGTGTTGTCGTAATCGGCAATCAGAATGGGTAAGCCCTGGTAGTACATCACCTTTTGCCCAAACTGATTGAGTTCGTAGTTGATGTGACCAGACACATAGGGGTTCCGCGCTGCGGCTGTGATCAGGCGGCGCATCCCTTTATTCATGATTAATGCGCTTGGCATATCAACCTGGTCAATGGCCGCATCCAATTGCAGTAAGCTCAAAGGGCCACCAGCCATTGCGTTATCAAGCAATTGGGTACCACCAACACGCATCTGTAGCCCGTCAAAGGCGCGAGGGTTAGCGCGGCTATCGCCTTTGATAAAGTTGCGCGTCCAGGCCAAGCTCAAGGCCTTGACCTTCATCAATTCCTGGGAGGAGCGTTCCTGGTCGCCTTTTTGATCCACGATCGCGCGGTCAACGTCCAGGTCGCCACCGGCTGTCTTCAGTGCTTCACTTTGAGGGTTGAGAATGCCTGTGCTGGCATCAAAGCCTTCATTGATACCGCGAAAGCCAATCCCAGGAAGTGTATCTTCCCGGTTGTAATGTTCGCCAGAGCCTTCAATGTTGCGGAACGGAATTGCTTGGAGGATATCGGACGTGGCAGCGTATTCTTCAATAATCGTCGCCGTGCCCATGTCAGGAGCCAGTTTTGCGGCTTCCAAAAGGGTTAATGACATCGGTGTTCACCTGTAAATTCTGTGGTTGGTTGCGTTCCCGTTGGTGAAGGCATCCCGCCATTGCCAGAGGGGTGTTTGCCCGATGACATCCCGTCGATCGAGGCGCTTGAACGTGTTATTCCCACGGGAGTAGGAGTGAGGGGAGTAGGAGTGAGGGGAGTAAGAGTGAGGGGAGTAGGGTGTAGGGGAAGCTCATTCAGCCTTTAGCCTTCATCCCTCATCCTTTGCCAGTAGAAGCGTTCAACTCGTCCCTCAAACCACAACAGTTGGTAGTTTGAGAGATGTTTGTCTTTAGCGGCAAAGTGAAAATGCTTGTCTTTGCTACGCACGTACCAGTAGCAATGGGGAATCTCGGTTTTGACTGTCCAGCGCACTTTGAATTGCACGTCTGACCAGTGCAAAGCCTTTTGGGTAAGGGCTACGAACAAACAATTGCTTCTCATAGCCCTTACGCCCTAACCCGCTGCTTGCTGACGGGCAATAGTCAACCGTTCCGATCGCGGCAATTTGCTCCAGTCTTCGCGGGTATTGCCAAAGCCATTGCCACTACCAGGAGGCATCCCCCCACCTGCGCCGCGAGCTTGCGGCTCAAAGCAATGCCCTAATACCGGGTCATTTCGCAGACTCTCGAAATATTCTTTGGGAGTCATCGGCTTAGTTGCATCCGTCTTGCTAAACAGGCGAGTGCCGTTAGCATCAATCACTTCCACTTGCCCTTTATCGTTGAGCCGCAGGTTCTTGCTAACGACGGACAGCAGGCTATCAAAGAAAGTAATGCCTGCATCACCTGCACCGCTGCGTCCCTTTGCTGCCTGGAAAGCTTTCTCGGCTTCGGTGCGCTTCACCAGGTCGAGGTACTTGCCCTCAAACTCTTTTGTCTTGGTCATTTCAGCTTGAAGCTTGGTAGACCACTCCGTTTCCACTTCGTTACGAATGGTGATCTTCTGCTTATTCCATTCCTCTGCTTGCTGCTGCAATTGTTCAAACTGCTTGTATTTCTCCGGATCCATTCCTTTGACGGATTCCTGCAGTTGCTTCAGTAAGCGGTCCGATTCTTTGTTGCGTTTGCGCTCTGCTTCCAGGGCTGCTTTTAAGCCTGAAACGTCTTCAGGTGGCGTAGAATCGGCTGCCGGTGTTGGTGTGGGAGCAGGGGCAGGGGCTGGATCGCCGCCGCCAGCGCCAGAACCATCATCGGCATTGAAAAAAATCGATGGACGGAACAAACGTCCAGAGCCTTGAAAGACCTCCGGGAACATCCCGTAACCAGAGGGTTGATTGAAGTGATAAGACATAGGGCATCCCGCCGCTAGAGTATGCCCTGGAGTTCCCCCACAGCGATTGGTCGATTGACGCTGTTGCTCGTATCACCAATTTGGTTTGATGGTTGAGCGTCACTAACTCGCACTAATGCCATCGACCCAACCGCGCAACCCGCCAGAATCGCTGACAACGACGCTATTGGGTAGTTGTCCAGAGCTGAGCGAGTTGGTCGGCACAGCGTTGCCATCAACGTCAACCATCAACACTCCCTGATCAGCGTTAAACCCCAGCGGTGTGCCTGCACGTTGCTGATTGCGTGCAGTCTGTACTCGCGCCCTGGCCGCCTGCTGTACTGCAAACTGAGCGCGATTATCCGATCGTTGTTGGGCCAGTAATTCTAAAACGTCCATAGCTTTAAGGGTGATAAGAACCGGCGTAGATTATTGGCTGTGCACCATTTGGCAAAGGTAGCGGATAGACCGCAATTTCGAGCTGCTCATACAGTGCAAATAGCGTGCTGTATGTGTTCAAGTGCAGCGTCGTGTTCTCAGTCCAATAGATCGCAGCGTAGAAGGTGCTGATGTCGCTGGGATCAAGCATTGTGAAGTTGCCATTGAACACGTCAATCAATGCAGGCACAACGAAGAAATCAGCATCCTCATCAACATTATTTTCATCAGGATCAACCCAGATGTATTGAGTGTTTCCAGGTAATGGATACAGGGTGTTTTGCCCTACACCCCCAGAACCATCAGCATTGATCCGGAGAATGATCTGATCCTGAATCGTGCCCGACACTGATGGCGTATCTAAGCCCGCGCCGTCGGATGAAACTATCGCAGTCACGATGTAATCGCCATAGTTTCGCGTCGTTACGGGACTACTAAACTCGCTGTCTCCCGGCAGTAAAAGCTGATCGTAGCTATATTGAATTGTTGCGCTGGCGTTATTGTTGCTCGTGCCACCGTAGCCATAATCAACGATGTGGATCGTATTGGTGTAGGTGTAGCCGGGGATGTCCATCACCTTCTGCACTTGATTGAACAGATAGAACTGCTGTGAGCTGCCGACTACCGTAGTCTCTGTGATCGTTATGGGCAGCGTCGTACCGCTGCTCTGTGAATTGGTCGAGCTGGGCTGCTCATTCAACGTTGCAGTGAAAAATCCATAGCCCTTAGAGACGCAAAGCACGGGCGTCTCGTGCTTATAATTGCGGCTACCGTCGCTCGAAATGACTTCAGCGTAGTAATGCCCCGCGATCGCGTAGCACAGGTCAACTTGCCAATCATCGCCGCCCAGGTTCGCTAAGGTTGCATTCAGATCAAAGCCAACCTGATTCGCACTCACACCCGTCAGCGTTGCCACCAGCACTGGATCTGACTGCCACCCACCGACATAAATTTCAATCCCGTTGGCAGTGATGACACTCGCGAGAATCTTGATATTGGCAGGCGTGCTGCTGGTTGTAGTGGTCTTCGTCTGCACCCGCGCGGCTGGTCGCTGGTCAACCCGCACAGTACCGCCGGATGCATTGACCCTGACCGGTTGGCCCCGTTTCATCAAACCGCTGGTAGTGCTTACTCCCAGCAGTTGTGCGTCACCCCCTGATGGGGCGATCGCCATCGTGCCTGAGTCAGCATCGCGCCCATAGTGCTCCCATTGCCGTGGCCTACTCGCTGCCACTTCCGCATGCGCTGACTGACTATCAGCAAAATTAGCGCGATTCAGCGATCGCTGATTGGCTAACAGTTGCAGCACGTCATCAATCATCAGGAATTCGAGAAGTAATAGATCGACTTCCAATCATTAACCGTCGAGCCGACCGCTACCCAGACCGTACAGCTCCCGCTCGACGTTCCACCGACAAAAAACTGACCGGCAAAGTCGGGTGCAATATTGTCGGCGATTGGATTTGTACTGTCACTCCGATAGATGGGCATTCCCCCACCCCCAGTACTACCCCCACCGCTCGTTGTGGGTGTGCCAAGCGCTAACCATTGCCCATCACCGGTGCTCGGAGTCACGATTAGATTATCGTCGGGCGTCTGCACTGAGCCGCTGCTGAACTGATACCACGCTTTTTTTTCGAGGACTGCAATGCACATTAAATTGCAGCGGTCTTCTGGTGGGATCGCCTTTAAATCAGCCAAGTAATTGACTCCATAACCTGCGTAAGTCGTCATACTCCTGGCCCATACACAGTGTTCATTTCGACCACGGCAAGTTCATAGACATTCGGCTTGCTGTCCTGGATGATCACCGGATCAGATTCGATTTGCAGCAGCACAACCGAACCGGTCGCATAGCGCATCCTGAAGTTACCGCTACCCACATTTGAAATTGTCAGAGGCGTGCCATCGACTGTATTTGTCACCTGAAAAGTACCAGCGACATTGTTGACACTGGCTGCATAGTAGACCGTTGCAGCCGTTAACCCAGTCGGCAATGTGCTTCCTGGCAATGCTTCAAAAATGATGCTGTCATTTGTGGCGAGCAAATTGCTTGCGATTGTGATGTGGTTCGCGGCGGGGTCTACGTCTGTGGTGGTGAACGTCTCTTGCGCTTTGGCGTGTGCGTCTGCGAGCAGAAACGCGGTTTGAAATTGAATTGAGCCACCAGAAGCCGTCCAAGTTGCCTCGATTAACGGCAACTCATGGCGTAAGTTTGTGTTTGAAAAACTGCCATCCTCTGGCCAGACCAGATTCTTACGCTGATAGCCGTATTGGGTTATTAGCTCTGCGTTCACAAAATCTGATAGAGGGCTAGAACGGCTTAAGCTCGTAGTGTCCGCAAAGCACAGTTGAAATTTGCCTGCTTGGGGTGGAGTTGCCCCCCGGTACATGACTTTCGCCTTACGGCTGATCCAATCGTTGTGATAGTAGGCAGACATGGCAGGCAGCTTTAGAAATACTGCCCTGTCGTTCCCACCGTTGCTAGTAAGGCGCGATGATCTTGCGATACTGTCGATCGCTCATTTGCTGCCATCTTTCGGGCGTTACCTCCGCCCAGGTCAGAGACTTCACCATGTCCACAGCGCTGCCACCCGCTACACGCACTGCATGAGTGCTGTGTTGCCCTCTGGCGGCACCTGCGCCCGCCACGCTGATCCGTCTTGGCTGATAGTCTTTCAGCCCTGAACCGCTTGCTACCTGGATCGATCGCGTCACTGGTGACAAATCATAGTCGCGTCGTGTCAGGCTGATCGCACTGCCTGAAGACGCTTGCAACGCTTTCCAGTTGATAAAAGGCGGTGAAATCATGTCTGTCGTTGTCGTGACCGCCGGAGTGATCAACGTCCCATGCTCGTCATAGACCGCTGGTGTTGTGATCGGCGTCTGCACAATTTGCCCTAGCAGAATGCCATCAAAGCTAACAGCACAGCGCTTGCCTGCGATCGCAATAGAGAATCCATCACCGAGGTAGGCAAAGCGAGCTTGCGGCTCGTTTACGTCGATTCTGGTCAGTGGTTTGTAGCTCCACCATGAATCGCTTAAATCGGTCGTGTAAGACGAGCTCTTGTAACGTCCCCACAGCACCGCTCCCCAGACTTTTGCCAGTGCCAAACATTGCGCTTCCGCACTATATTTTGCCGCAAGCCCCACACCTGTTGCGCTGATGTACTCAAACGTCAGGTCACGCCGCGATTGCCGGTACGGCGAGGCTGCATTCGTTGGCATCTTAAAGACGATTTGCGCGGTCTTCTCGGTTACCGTATACGTTGCACTGTAAGTATCCGGTGCCGGTGGGTTTGCCTGCCCTGAGTTTGAAATCGTCGTCGCATCGTCTACCTCATTGAGTTGAGTAACGAGTAACGCAATTTTGTTGCGCGGGATGGCTTTGTTCTGCCGGATCAGTTTGGCTGCCTCCGGATTACTGATGCACATCGATTGGTAAATCTGATGCTCTTTTTTCCATTCACCCGGAGAAGCCTCGTAGTAGTAGTCCACGGTGTACTCACTCGGCGTCGGCTCTTCCGGTGTCCCCAGGCTGGTCTTTGAGCGATAGAGAAAGTCATCAGGGTCGATCGCACCGATTGGTTGATATTTGAGGGTCGTGATTTTGGGACCGTGGCCTAAAACTACAGTCCACTGAGCCGCATATCCATCTGAGTAGTCATCAACAAAGAGTCCCAGGTTGTAGGTGTACTGGGTCTCGGTCTGCTCTGCCAGAATCAGCCGCGTCTTATCGACTTTCATTGTCTTGGGATAGCTAGCGTAGACTGTTTTCAGTGCTACACCTGCAGGGCGATAAATCTCGATCGTGTGGCGTTGCAACCTGCCTTGATTGCCCTGCTGGCAAAGACTTGCTGCCGAGTTACCAATTATTGGGCTGTATTGCTCGTAGTAG